TGTATGTTTTTTTATGCTGTATCACGGTCGTCCTGAACTTACTAGGATGTCTATGTGGCATATGGCAAAGGTGATAAAGAAGTTCAGCAAAGCTGGACATCAGTCTGTTGGTATTGTAGTAGGGGATGACCTCAAGCAAGCTGAATATGCAGAGTCGCTAGGGCTGGAGCATATGTATATGGCTAACGATCCGCTACACAAGAAGTTTTCTTTTGTCTGGCAGCAAGCCTTATTAAAAGAAACAGACTACCTCTGCTGGCTAGGTAGTAACAACATTCATTCCGACGCTTATTGGGACAAATGCATTAAGGTGTTAGAGGGTCCTAAAGAAGTTAGCTTTGGTACAAATAAGTTTACCATCGTCCATTCTTCTAAAGACGAAGAAGAGACGTGTACTTTTAAAACCAGGAAAGCCATTCACCTATGTTCTGCTGGTCAGTTCTATCTTAACTGGTCTCTGAGCAACGCTGTAAACTTTAGGGGATTGTACTCCGAGGGTCAGACATTTAACTTTGACGGGAAGGTAAACAAAGCCCTCACAAATAAGTGGGGTACCGACGTTATAAAGACTATAAGCTCAGAGCCAGACGACTGTTTCGATATAAAGGACTCGCAAAACATACACTCCTATCAATCATATATGCGCAAACGAGGAACCGTTTACCCAGCGTATGAAGACAGAAGCAAGCTTTTAGAAAGATTCGAAGAGCTTAAAATGCTAGACGCTGGTCAGTTTAAAGCGTTGTAGAAACGCTGCACGGCTATTCTACCTCTTTGAGATAGCGCGTAGCGCACCCTGTAGTTAAATTTAGTTTCGTCTCTAAACAAATGATCTTCCCTTGTTTGGGAAGGGGATAGCTTATCAAAATGCTTATATAGGTAGCCACTTGCAACCAGCGGGTATATCATACGATCGGCTAAATTTTTTCGATTCATGCCGTAATTCTCTGCGAGCCACGATATAGTAAAAAACTCCAAGTCGTAGACGAACAACAACAGATACAAATAAGACTTGGTAAGCTCTGGATTGCTGTCTAAGAAATCGTTTGTCGCCCCTCTTAAGTTTTTTAAATAGTTTTGTTTTACGTACTTAGAGTTCAGCTTAGACATCTCCCTGAACATCCTTGTTCTCTTAACTGTTGACTTAGGCATGCAAAATGTGTCGTATATTTGAAGTAAACAAATTTACATCATGAACCCTAAAGACACCCTCTTCTTTGCCGAAATGTACTCCCTCGTCAAGAAGATGGAGGAGACTATAGAGGATTTCGATATGAAAGAACGAACCCTCGCGTCTATCGTAATAGGTGTTATCGACCATGAGGCAATGGAAAGCAATGCGGACCACGCAGAAATGAAAACCATGTATAGTTTCAACCTAGAAAGCCGTGAAGAGCTCGAAGCGTTGAAGCAGGTTATGGATGGTGCCTACAAGGATGACGACGATATAGACCTGGACGACCTTCTTGGTGACTTGGGTATATCTCTAAACTAATGGATCAAGGACTTATTAGGAAAATTGTGGTCGGGAAAGACCCTAAAAACGGCATGGCCTATTATTTGGGTATGCGTGCTGGAAGCGGAGAAGTATCTGCAATCGTGGAAGACGATAGATATCTTCATAAATTTGCAAAACAAAGGTACCTCATCTATGTGCATAATGACGAAGGTCAGATGTTATGGAAAGCTATTGATGAGATGCCGTGTGTAATTGAATTCGATTTAAATTTTTAATGAATGAAAACATTTGACCTCTTTGTCGTCGAATTGAAAAAGACGATAAAAGACACGATTAAAACAGATAGCGGGTTAGAACTATATATAGATAATAGATTTAATGAGTTTGAAAACAGGGTTACAGAAGGTCCAGTTGTGGCTGTACCGTTTAAATACCAAACTGGTGTCGAAGTTGGGGATACGCTTTATTTTCATCATCTCGTTGTTGTTAACGATGGTCAGCCTCTTACTGGTGAAGACGATCACTATCTTGTGCGGTTTGATCCTAGCCACACCATTAATAATCAAGCTATTGCTTACAAGTCTAAGAAGACTGGTAAAGTACATCCGCTTGCAGGCTGGTCACTTCTCGAAGGAGTGGAAGAGCCTAAAGAAAAAGAGTCTGATATTATCGAGGTTGTCAAGCTTAGTCAGAAAGCTGTCACAAAAGGGAGAATCGCTTTTAAAGCACCTTGGGTGGACGAGTTAGGATTAAAGGTGGGCGATGTGGTAGGATTTAAAGAAAACCGAGACTATAGGATTAAAATAGACGGTAAAGAGTATTATCGCACCCGTGCTGAAGACCTGATGTATGTCGAAGTCTAAATTCACTACGATATCCGCAGCTACACGACTCATGGAGAGTATGGAGGTGGCTATTAATAATATGATCGAGGAGGTAAAGAAACCCGTCGATCCAGACGCTGGTGGGTCTGCCCGAAAAGCTGAGCTACAGTCTATTAAACAGACGGCTATCGATTGCAAAGAACTGCTCGTTGAAAGACAACGGCTAGAACAAATGGTAAGGGAACTCAAAGACAATGGAGAAATCGAACAACAAAAAGACTACTCAGGAGGGTTTGCCGAACGCTTCTCGAAATGAGGCCAGCGGACTTATCTATTGGGAGGACTATGTTTTTGATAATCAGTCAGATACGGCTGGTTACTTAAACAATAACTTTAATATAATCTACGATGCCTTGCCAGCACGAAGTAGCACTGACTGAATATACCACCCCTCTAGATTACCCAAGCAATGATTGGACTCATGACTGGAATACCAGTGTGGTTGGCTCCCTACAGCCTAGCCCATGTGACAACCCTAACCCGCCGTGGTGGTGTGACGACCCGCAACCAGTCCCGATCGAACCAAACATTTTAATAATTGTTGGAATGTTCATATATGGAATTGCTCTCTTAGCTCAGTCGGTTAGAGCACCCGACTCATAATCGGTAGGTCCTAGGTTCAAGTCCTAGAGGGAGCACATGCATCCGTAGCTCAGTTGGATAGAGCATCTGCCTTCTAAGCAGACGGTCACAGGTTCGAATCCTGTCGGGTGTACAAATTAAATTTAAACAACATGCCAGACTTATATTGTCCAGAATGCGGTAAGGAACGCTTTGAGCGATCGCTTACTATGAAAGTAAAAGACGGGGAGACCTACTATGTAGAGGGTCAGTGTGAATGCGGGGAGCAAATGAAACTTACCAATCCAAAGACGGGGGCTCCAGGATTCGGTAAAATGGGTAGATTTGGGAAGAGTTACTGATGTCCACGATTATAGACATAGAAGGATATGAAACTAAGGGGATTAAAATCGACCCTAACGGTACAGAGGGAGACGTTATCGAACTCCACGGGTTACTCGTGGTACTTCCAAAAAAACCACCCCGATCGCAGATTCTCTTCCATGACCTACCAAAGGCAATGCAGCTGTGGAAGAGGATACCTATGCCAGAGGAATTGCGTAGGATACGGAGTATGGATGAGTGGCTCGAAAAGCCTGCCGAGTTTCGGAAAAAATTTCATTCTTACATCGAACAAGAGTTTCAGCGTAGGCGCGACGGTGTATGGTTTTACAATAATGGGGTCCCTACGTATATTACAGGGCGACACTATATGTTTCTTCAATGGTCTAAAATTGATATCGGATACCCATCATACCTTGCTTTCCAGAGAGAAATCTTTCTCCACATGGCTGCGTGCGAAGCTGATCCTCGTTGTTTCGGTCAGCTTTATACTAAGTGTCGTCGTTCTGGCTACACTAATGTATGCTCTGCTGTCCTTGTTGACGAAGCTAGTCAAGTTAAAGAGAAGCTTCTCGGCATTCAGTCAAAGACTGGTAAAGACGCGCAGGAGAATATTTTCATGAAAAAAGTGGTCTCTATATTTAGAGGCTACCCATTCTTTTTTAAACCTATCCAGGACGGTACCACGAACCCTCGTATGGAGCTGGCTTTCCGTGAACCATCTAAGCGTATCACAAAAAACAACAAAACATCGCAGCGTGGGGACGCCCTTAATACGGTAATTAACTGGAAGAACACTACAAACAATGCCTATGACGGGGAGAAGCTGCATATGCTGTACCTCGATGAGGCAGGAAAGTGGGAGAAACCTACCGATATACGCGAGGCATGGCGTATCGAGCGCACCTGTTTGATCGTAGGTAAGAAAATTGTAGGTAAAGCCCTGGTAGGCAGCACAGTAAATCCTATGGATAAAGGCGGGGAAGAATATAAAGGTTTGTGGTACGACTCCGATCCAAACGAACGCAACAACAACGGACGTACACGATCTGGACTTTATCGCATTTTTATTCCTGCGTATGATGCTCTGGAAGGGTTTTTTGATAAATATGGGAACGCAGTGGTTGAGGACCCTGAACCCGAAAGCGTACACATACATGGTGACGTAATAGGTATCGACGGTGAAATCATCGATATTGGAAGCAAGACGTACTTAAAAAACGAACGTAAGTCATTTAAAGACAATCCCTCCGAGCTTAACGAGGTGACCCGACAGTTTCCGTTTACTGAAGACGAAGCCTTTAGAGATAGTATTGAAGGTAGTCTGTTCAACATAGGCAAGATCTACCAACAGATCGAGCACAACGAGGAGCTATACCCTAACCCTGTAGTAACAGGAAACTTCACATGGAAGGAGAAAGACAAAGAGGTTGTTTTCTCCCCCACCCCAAATGGTAGGTTTCGCGTAGCATGGATGCCAGACCCAGAAGACAGAAACGTAATGAGGGAAGAACGCGGAAAAAAGGTGCCTCCGTTTTCTAATTACGGCTGCGGTGGGGTTGACTCATATGATTTAGATGCTACAGTGGATGGTAGAGGCTCTAAAGGAGCTTTACATATGTACAATAAGTTTAGCATGAACCGCCCGTCTAACATGTTCGTAGTGGAGTATGCTTCGCGACCAGACCTAGCAAGCATCTTCTACGAAGACGTTCTCATGTGTGCTTTTTTTTATGGTTACCCGCTGCTTATAGAGAACAATAAATACGGGATTGCAAGATACTTTGAATCAAGAGGTTACGATGGTTATTTGATGGATAGGCCAAAACACTTAAGAGGCGGCAGCACAACAGTAACGGTAAGGACAAAAGGAATTCCGTCTAACTCTCAAGACGTTATTCAATCTCACGCTCAGGCCATTGAAGCCTATATACATGATTATGTTGGGCTTAACTATGATACTGGCGAGACAGGGAGAATGTATTTTAACAGAACGCTGGAGGATTGGATCGGATTCAAGATAGATAAACGAACTAAGTTTGACCTTACTATTAGTTCTGGATTAGCATTATTAGCAGCTCAAAAAGAGAAGCAAAAGCCAGCGGCTAACTTCGAAGAAAAGGTGTTTTTTAGGAAATACAAGGTCTAACGCGGATTTGCTATATTTGCAGAATATGCGTAGAGTGCCCTGAAAAACATGAATTATAATAACAACAAGCGTAAAGGCTCTT